AATGATCGACGCGATGACCGTGGGGTCGTCAAAACCAATAGGGAGCAATCGACGAGATGTAGGATTATCTGATACATAGTCTCTTGCTCTTTTTTCCGTAACGGAAAGCATTCCGTTTGGAACCCAGTTCATTATAGCACCCTCTTGTATTGCCTGCAACTGGTAAGGGTGTCTTTTTTCGACTGCTCTATCTGCCATAAAGATAACAGCCTTCTTGTCGTACTTAGTACATAGACGAGCAAGAGATATCTGTGCATAGCCAGTTGCAGGAGAACTCCCATACACCCACTCTTTAATTTCAGGCTGTGATCGGATTAGATAATCAGCAAATCTCATTTTAGATCCACCTCCAATCAAATCATCTCGAACAATTAGAAATCCCTCATGTTCCTCCACAATCGGAGGTGGAAGAGGATCTATCCAGTCTTTAATTAACGGGAGGTAATCTTCTAAGGTTTCTTCAAATAAACTCATTTTATCTTTATAGAACTAAAGTTGTTCTTCTTTTCCACTAGAACTGTCTTATCGAATCTATCTGCCAACTGATCCAACTTATGGCTGATTACAATTACACTACCATTCTTTTTGAGTGTCTTCAAATTCCTCATCAGTTCTTCCGTACCAGTCGAGTCGAGAGAAGAATCAAAGATCTCATCAAGAATCAAAAGATTGCAATTTGCACTGTTCTTTACTCTAGCAACTTCCCGCCAAGCAAATAGAAGTGCAAGATCAATCCTGAGTTTTTCTCCTTCACTGAAAGACATATAAGAGAACTTATCACGGTGTCTGCTCTTTATGATCTCTTCAAACTCCTCGTTCAATTCAAAGTTTGTAAAGAAGTTCATGTTAGTGAGGAAGGTATTTATCACACGGTTGATAAGAGGCAAGTAGTGTTTGATGATCTTACTCTTGATACCACTATCCTTCAGCAAAGAAACACAAATGTCATACTCTTTCTTTTGCAGTTTAAAATCTTCAAAAGATTGCTTTTGGTTCTCAAGAACAATGTTCAGATCATGAAGATCCTGAGTTTCTTTTTCTAGTTCTTCTTGATTCTCAGGTTCTTTTGAAAGTTCCTTTTCCAGTTCTTCGTATTCCTTCTGGTAATTCTGAAGAACTTTCATGTTGATACTATACTGTTCTTGAATCTTCTGATTCTCTTTATGCTTATCAGAAACTTCTTTTATTTCTGCTTCACATTCCTCTATAGTTTTCTTGATACCATCTAGTTCAGTTTCAAAGGTTTGAATGGAACTAGACGATTCACTAATCTTATTCTCTCGGAAGTGTGAGTCTATAGACTGCTTACACACAGGACAGTTTTCATTGTCTTCATAGAAATCTAGATTCTTTTGTGCAGAGGTAATCTTGTTCACGACTGTATTCTTCTCGGAATTTAACGAAGACTTTTTGTCTCTCAGATTATCAAGTGAGTCTTCACCGATGCCATCATGAACAGATTCCTTTAAAGATTTTATAGACTCGATCAGAGTCTTTATTTCTGTCTTGAGGGTATCCATTTTCTCCTCGGTTTTAGTTTTTGAGGAGTTTCTTTGCTCTTCCAGTTTAAGGATATACTTTTCTTGATACTGAATTTTTTCTTCGGTTGTTTCAATTTTTTTCTGAATATCATTAATATTCTCTTTCAATAATGATACTTTAGCCTTTGCTATTTGATTCATGTTGGAGAAAACATTGATGTCCAAAATATTCTCAATAATTTGTCTTCTATCTGCCGGAGACAACTGCAAGAACGGGACGAAGGAAGATCTGCCTAGAATGACAACCTGAGTAAAAGTCTTATAGTTCATCTTTAAGATTTGCTCGTCCAACAACAATTGATAATCCTTGGACTTTGCGTTCTGATCAATCAGAACATCATTCTTGTAAATCTCAAAGAGTTTCGGAGATAATCCTCTTCTTATCTTGAAGGTTGAAGATCCAATAGAGAACTCCAGTTCAACTAAGCAGTTTTTGCCATTAATCGTATTGACAAGTTGAGGAATATTTATCTTTCGAAACGGTTTGCCATATAATGCAAATGTTATTGCATCAAGGTAAGCAAATGACTTCCCTCGTCCGTTCAAACCAGAAACTAAAATCAAGTTGTTCTCAGTAAAATCAATTTCGGTAAGAGAATTACCAAATGAACCAAAGTTCTTGAATTTTAGTTTTTTAAAGTTTATCATCAAACGCCTTCTTCAACAATTCTTGATCGGAATTTCTTTTCAGTGAGTTGCTTTTCCGCAATAACCCTTTCTATCTCCTCTTTCTTCTTTTGACACGCGGAGCAACCACCACTCTTCTTGGGTTGTTCCATTTTATGCTTTATAACATCCCCTGTCAAGTCTTTATACTTCTCAGGAGACATACCAGATGGTCCTATACCATTGTTTGGGTATCCAATAGTTACGTTTTCTCCAGACTTAATATCCTTCAGGGCATAGAATCGAAGAACTCGCATCTTCGAATCGAACTGGAAATATGCATTTGGTGTGCTAGATGAATTATAGGCAAAAGCATTTCCAAGAGGAATGATGACATGATTGCCAACTTCATCGGACTTGTACACGTTTTCATCTTCTGGTAGACACCAGAAAAGATAAGCGGCAACCTTATCCCGAAGAGAAGCAATAAAATCATCTCGGCGGGATTCAAGAACATAGTAGTAGCACTCTTCTAGAAGATCACCCCTATTCACATCCTTGCTAGTAATTACCTTCGAAAGTCCAGTAGAATCAACAGTGAGTTCAACAGATGATTCCCACTTTGCCTTCGACGGAACAATCTTTGTAGGTCCGCTGCGAACACCATCGACAGATGATTCCATACGATATGCAGAAGAAGCCTTCTTGATTCTTTCAACTCTTTCTTCATTTTCGTCAAATTGAGCGGTTTCTGGAACCTGTTCCTCAGTGACTGATATTTCCTCACTCTTCATTTGTTATGCTCTCCATATAAAGGTTTTTCATAATTCTCTTTAGTGACTCTTTATCCAAATCGGTTTCAATTAAATCAAGTTCTGTATTGATGATCGTAAGAGTATCTTGTGCAAGATCCACCTTTTCATCATCCTGAAGATTTGTAGAAAAGTCTTCTATGACAGACAGATCCGCTACATTAAGTTCATATAAAGCATCAATGAATGTTTCGAACATACTTGATTTAGTTTTATTCTCTACAACTATCTTTACAAATTTGTTCTCTAACTTTTTAGTGAGTTGACTCTTGAGAGTTTTGAGTGACTCTTTGTCTGTATCGTCATAAACAAATGAGTAGAACATTCTCTCTGGATTCTCGACAAACTCTAGTTCCCTTGTCTCTGTATCCAGAACGTGAAAGCCTTTCGCATCATTCAGGTCACTAAAAGTAATCTGGTATTGCGTACCAAGATAAAAGACATTGTTGTTGTGACTCTTTGAATGAAAATGCCCACTCAATACTTTCTCGAATCTCTTCACACAACTATCTGACATACCACCACTGAACTTCACACCTCGAAGAACTTCGTAACCATTGAACTCAAAATGCCCAGCAACGATTGGACATTTGCACGAAGAAAGAAAACTCAACGAGTCATCTTTGTTTTCTTCATTAATCCACGGAACAAGTCCAACGCATAAGCCATCATATTCAACTACAACAGGCTTTTCGTTTATGTGTATGTTCGAATAACCAGACAAAAGTTCCTTTGGTGAATTCACCTTGTTGGTGTTCTTATAATAAGTGTCGTGGTTTCCGAGTAATAAATTGATATTGACACCCATCTCCTCCATAGGTGTCAATACCTTTTCTCTCACCATCTTTAGAGTACTGAAGTTCACATACTTTCTACGGTCGAAAAAATCACCAAGATGAATGACATTCTTTATGTCGTTATCTTTCAGATAAGGAAAGAAAACATTTTCGTAGAATGATATGAAGTGTTCTAAAAATAAAGATGAATCATTTCTCGCACCGAAATGCGAATCATTCACACACGCTATTTTCATTTATTCTTTTTCCCTTTTCCAGAAAACTTATCTATATCTTTGTCTGTCAATTCAAACTCTTCCTTGAGAGCCTCTTCTACTGTCTTATCAGTATTCTTTTCGAAATAGTTTTCCTTGAACCATTTACATGTGTGTTCTGGATTCTCCTCCATCAACTTATACTTGATATACATCTGCTTCTTTTCCTTTTCTATTCTTCTAAGAAAAGCAAAATAAGTTATCTGTGTAAAGTAAGAAAATGGATTCTTTGATTTGTCTGGATCAAAGTTATGTGCGTACATGATGCAGTTTTCTATTGCATCACTCACCATCTCATCCCGAAAGGAATACTTCACAAAGTTTCCCTTCTTCGAGAGGTTCTCTGCTATGTTCATAAAACACAAACCGATGTAGTCGGTTACAGGAGGCATAGGATCTCCTTCGTTCTCTGCCTCCTTAACCAACTTAATCCAGTCTTTCATCTCATTGTAAAAATGATCATTGTCGATATAATGCGTACTTTTTTTCATAAACGAATTTTACACTCCACGTTTTATTTGTCAACTTTTTTTTCTTGACAAGTCTTGTTTCACCCTTATAATTCCCTGTGTTAAGGGAGAGAAAGGAAATATAAAGTTACTTATAGTCCTCATTAGATAAGTCCGAATCCCAATCAGTCCAACGATTTCCGTAATCAGGATGATTCATATCGTCTCCAGTGTATTCATCGGAGATATTTTCTGGATTCATTTTACTCTTGCCCATATACATCTGTTCCAGATACTTGAAAAACTTAGGCGAGATTATACCATCTGAAACTAGATCTTTCAAGTTTTCGATTGAGATATCCATATTCATATAGATTCGATCCTGCTCGTCTTCTGTTTCTGGTCCATCGAAGACATCCATCAGAGGATCTCCCTCATTTTCCATATTGAGCATTTGACGAATCAGATCCTCAACTGTTCCATGATCACCCTTACCTAAATCAGCGGTTGTTGCTTTAGGTGGGTTTTCGTCCATCTGGACTTTGGCTTTATCGTACATCGTCACTACCAGTTCATCTGGCTTAAAGATGGATGTGATATGAGTTTCTTGTATCTTTGCTTCATTGTCATCAGTATAGGCAATCCAGTCTCTCAGAAACACCATTTCTTTCTGAGCATTACTCCAACCGTTCATTACGATTTGTGTTTTAAAAATCATCGGACGTTCAAGAATCAACTTACCATTCTCTTTGCCCTTGATGTTTCCGATGATTTCTTCGCCACTACTTAATTTAATGATTCTATAGGATGTTTTCATCTGAGCCTCCTCGAATCCGTATGGCAATTTGTTCATAATTAAAACCTTCATTAGTATATATTTTAATTCTCTCGTCGAGATGTTTGAGAGTGTGGTTCTTATAACTCTTGTAGCAGAGATCGTCACCTATGTCGTAAAGTTTTGCAATATCCTTTGTGTCAGAAGTTCGAAGTCCTCTGCCGATTGACTGAAGAACTCGAATAACAGACTTAGAGGGAAAGGCGAAAACAATGTTATGAATGTTTTTGATATTGATACCAGTGGAACATGTTCCGTATGATGCCAATAAAATGGAGTTCTCGTTCTTATCAATGATCTTTCGAATCATTTCACGCTCTTCAACATCTGTGCTACCGTGAATGAAGTACACAGGCTTGTCCGTAGCGTCCCGTAGACGCTCGTAGAGAGGTTTGCCGTGCTTTTCCACATAGTTGAACAGTACAAGCGTGTTTCCCTTCAATTTAGTTGATAAATCAATAATGAACTGATTTCTTTCATCACTGTGTTATGCAGTTGATCTTGAGTTGAGATAGAATATTCTTCTCGATCAACTTGACCGTCGAAGTGACACGAACGGTTGGACCGAACAGCCCTTCAATGACCAACTTGTGCGTCTTGGTATTGTCCAAGGTTCCTGTGGTTCCGATGCGAATGTGTGCGTTCTTCATCTTTGTCATCATGTCAACCAATGACTTGGCTTTGTATAAGTGACATTCATCACCGAACACACCTTCTATGTCGTTGAAGTATGACTCTGGCATTTTATAAAGACTTTGCCATGTTGAAATAATCACTCTGCAACTAGTAACTTTTTCTTTACCAGAAAATATGACATGAATATCCTTTTCGTTAAAAGTAGGATCTAGTTTCGAGTAATCCAAAAGATCGGATTTCATCTGAGAAGCCAATCCTGTGGTTGGAACAATGATCAAAAACTTCTTAGAAGGATCTGTGCATGAAAGGTAGTATCGAAGAAGAGTATAGATTATCAGAGACTTTCCGCTACCAGTCGGTGAAAGAAGAAGACATCTCTTATTCAAAAGAGCCTCTTTGATTGCCTTATATTGGTGATCGTGAAGACTAATTTCTTTCTTACCATCACTAATCTTCAAACCTTTTATGAAAGTATCAATATCTTCGCAACCATAATTTTCTTGTTTGTGAAGATCTAATGAATATGAATAGTTTCTGTCTTCGCAAAACTTCTTCAGATGAGAAAGTAAACCCGTATAGATGGTTCTGTTATAGAAATTGAACAGGCGAATTTTGCCGTCCCAGAACTTGTTTCTATATGCAGGAGTGTATTGAAAATTGGGAACCATGAACGTGAAGAAGTCGCTAAGTTCTTTAGCGAAACCTTTATCGCATTCAACCTTGAGGTTTACCGCATCCAGTTGTTTTATCTTGAATTCACTCATTGACCATTTGTAAACTTGATCCAATCAATGGCAGAACGAATATTCCATTGTCGATTGGAGATAACTTTAATGATGTTCTCTAAGTAATATATAACAGATTTTTGATACTCCAATTTGTTGGAGATCAATTGAAGTTCTTCATCCGCATTCAGAAAACGATCTATGTCAGTTTTCAGAATGCTGAGTTGGAATGGTTCCCAACCAAAGTCGGCGAGTTCTTCCTCTGAAAGTTTACCTGTATAATACAACCACTTATACTTTTTCAGTCTGTTGTAGTCGTATTCTAACTTAGACGCTTTTAGTTTTTCGTCAGTCAGAAAGTTTAGGTATTTCGAATGTAGTTGAGGAGTTCTCAGGGATTCGCTGTCAAGTTCTGTTTCATCAATCTTAAGATCGGCTTCAACCATTTGCCGATATTCACTTAGTGTCATGTTTATACCTCTACTTCATGTAATTCAAAATGGGAATAACCAAACGTAACTGTTCCTGTTATCGGTGCAGTTATGGGCTCTAATGATGTAAATTCAATTGGACTTAGTATCAGAGGAAATGCATCAACGAATACCAGTCTATGGGTTTCTCTGTAAGCACTATTCTTGATGGATAGTGTTATATCTGAGGTGCTTTCTCTTCTGTTGTTGAGACTTCTTTCATTTGTCAAAAATGCCATTGATTCCATCCACCTGTACAACTCTTGGTAGTTTAGAAATCTTTCATCTACTGCATAACCAATAACAAGGGGAGAAAACTCATATCCACTGCCTGGAAATGCTGGAGCAAGTCCAAGTGTGGTTGGCTGTGTCAACTCACTGAAAGAAAATTGTGGCACGGTTACGCTTTGAACAAATCGCTCGAAGTTTGGAATTCTTGGAATGCTGAGTTGGAAATAATTTCTGTTCAGAAAATTATTATCTTGAGTTCCGTCGTAAGTCACACCATATGAACGATATTCAATGTCTGGAACGTCTTTGTACCTTCTTGGTAATGGTTCGAATTGATCAGCCATACATTCTCCGTTTTAGTATGTATAAAAGAAAAGGGAGAGAGCATATGCTCTCTCCCCGTTCCCATTCAGATCTTCAATTCTATCAGGTGTTACCGTGGAGGTTCTTGACAGCAAAGAGTCTGTAGTACTGGTTACCACCAGCGGTTGTGAGGCTTGAGTTCTCGGCGAATGGGTTGCTGACCATTCCGTAGCGAGTCTTGAAGCCGATCTTTGGCTGGAAGGTGTTCTCACCGACTGCTCTGACCATTTGTAGTGGAACGTAT